CAACATATGTAGTTAAATTCAATTCGCTAGGTAGTTGACCTAAGAAAGAAACTACATCTTCTTGGATTGGGTTTGGCTTCTTCAGGTAAACAAATTTGATTTTCTCGCCATCCTTGATAAGTGGGTAGCGATTGCTCAACTTCTTTTCCTTCAGATAGTGGTTGTAAAGTAAAGCGCCACGAACATGAATCGGTGTTGACTTTGCATAGATACTTGTAGTTCCTGCATATGTTCTCAAACCATTCACACCTCTTGGAAACGCAATCTCATCAACCTTCATTTTGTTAAACTCTTCACGGAAGTCCCTAACATATCTATGTAGTGTTTCTTCGTCACCATGAAGAACTACCTGCAGTGAATCTCGAAGTTTGTCACGAATGACTGCTGGCGTCGAAGACTTGACCATCTCAAGACCCATCACCTTCATCTTCGGTTGGGCATATTGAACACCCTCAGAGTTGTGCACGTTTAATACGTAACGCTTCTTGGCTGTCCACAAACCCTTGTCTGCAAGAACCTCTCGCTTCATCTGCATCTTCTGGTCGTATGCATTCATATATGTAGCCAACTCATTATAGCATTTGTCGATATAAGGTTGGAATTTATCTTCGCAGATCTTATCCATGAATGCAATAACTTTGGCTGTGTCCTTCTGTTGCTCTTTCGTGAACACGTTATCAATCAACTTCTCAAGAGTCACGTAAACGCTATCGGTGTCAACCGCAATAATGTAGTCACCATTGTCAGTATTTAGAATCTTGTTAATGAATAGATTTAGTTTGTCGTGAATCCAACGAATCGATAACTGACCAGAAGTCGTAATACCTGTCGCCATACGAATATCGAAGTAGCGGAAGTATTGGTTACCCATCGCACCGTAAGCTGAATTCAAAGCGATCTTCATCGCCATCTGCAGGTTGTTAAGACGAGAGATGTCTTTGAGTAAGTGCTTCTTGCTCTTGTCGTTCTGATACTCTTGTTCAACTGCAAGCATTTGCTTCTTAAACTTGCTTCGGTCTTTATACATCTTCTCCATCAACTCAGGCATGAAACCTTTTCTGCTTTTGTCGTAACACCAACCATTAGCAGTGACGCATAGATTCTTTTCAACTGCTTTGCTCAAGTCAGCAGACTTATCAAGTAATGTCTCAACTGTCGTGTGCATGTTGAAATTGGTGACGAGAGTCTCTGGGCTGATGTTGTATTGCATGATCAAATGCGGATACAGAGAGTTCAAGTCAAACGAAACAACCCAACGATGCATACCAACCAAAGGATCTTTAACATAAGCACCTTCGAACTGTGCGTCTTTCTTCGATGAGGTATTCTCTGGAATGACAATCTTCTTTTCAAGCAGGTGATTATAGATGATCGCTTCCCACATACGAACCTGAGAGAAAACATCAGTATAGTTGATCTTAGCGTTATACGCCATAGTCAACTGAAGTTCAATCAAGCGCATCTTGTCTTCAAGCATGTCAACCAGACGAACGTCATGAATGTTATAGTCAACGAAGTCTTTCCAGTAGTCTGTATAAAATTCTTTGAAAGAGTTTCCTGGGTTTTCTTTCTTCTTGTCACCGAGTTCTACATAGGCAATGTGGTCAAGTTTGTATGACTCCTGAGTTGTATATGTATACTTCTTATACAAGTCAAGATAGTCAAGTGCGCTAACGCCAGAGATGTCATAAGAGATCTCCTCGCTACCTTTAACTTGAATACGCTTTTCGTTGATATAGTTCCAAGGTGACAATTGCTTGGCAGTGTCCTCGCCGAGCATGTTAGTGATTCTGCGGATGAGATAAGGCACGTCGAAGAATTCGATGTTCCAGCCAGTGATGACATCTGGGTAGTTGCCACGCCACCACTTCATAAACTTACGGAGAAGTTCTTCCTCTGTTAAGCAGCAGTGGTAATCAACCATTGGGTCGTTAGTGGTATAATCCCACAAACCAAAAGTGGTGATACGTTTGGTGAAGTTATCCTGAAGTGTTATTAGCAGAATCTCTTCATTGGCAGTTTCGATGTCTGGGAAACCAGACTCAGTTGCAGTTTCGATGTCAAGGCTGTATGTTTTGATTAGGTCACGATCCCATGGTATCTCGTTGGGGAATGTTTCACTAATGAACTGATAGTTCCAATGAGTGTTGCCGTAAACCTTAAACCCCTCTACGTTTTCATAGCGTTGGATAAAGTCACGGCAGTCTCGGATTGTTCCTGGTTGCATTGGGTGAACAGGAACCCCATCTAGAGTTTTCCATTCTGTGGCGAGAGCACGTGTAGCATCGACATACAGAGTTGGTTGAAACTGATGTTTGGCTTTGATTGCTTGTCCGTTTTCATAACCACGAATAAGAAGATCGTTACCTCTTACTTGGATGTTGGTGTAAAAATCCATTTATACTCCATAAAGTAGCATCATACCATCGAGTGCGCAATCATGTCGAGGGTCGTGCTTAATAACATTGTGTCGTTTGAAGGTTGGGTGATTGATGTCGCAATAGCCATTCTTTGCTGTTGAGCACATGCAGTCTACTGCTGTTCTGACATCACGCCAGTTATTATACGGCAAAAGTCTTTCCATGTCAACCTTCAATGTAAGACTATCAATAACCATTTGATCGAGAGAACCCCTAGCCCAAATAAGACCATCACCATGTTTTGTGATATAGTCTTTCAATGCTAGGATACCATCTTCTGGGGAAAGGTCGCTTGGGGAAGGATCGAAACTTGTCTTGCGAATTGCTGGGTGAATGTTCATCCACCAATCAAGAGTTTCTTTAGATATTGTTCTGTTGTATTTCGCTGCTTGGATCTTTGAGTCAAACTTGACAAACAAACAATTGTCTATCATATCCTCATAGGTGTCACCTTCATTGACCCAAACTAGCGCAGCAGAAAGAACAACTGCTGTGGACTCTGTGTCCAATGTTTCAATATCAAAAATATACATGATGACCTCAAAATAAAATCGCCTCAAGTATTATTATACCTGAGGCGAGAATAAAAGTCAAGTAATTATTTAACTTTATTGCAACTGCTGTTCAACTGCCTTTGACTGTTTAAGAACAGAGTCTGCTTGTTCCTTTGTTAGAATTTCTAAACCTAATCCAAACAAACGCTTATACTCATCAACGAGTTTATCTGCTGGTTCGCATTCTGCAGCTAGTGTATGTTTGTATACTGAAATTCTACCATCTTTTGCGAATGGCATATACGGAGCCATAACTCCATCTGTCTTGCCGTCGCCTGTTGACTTCAAGAAAATGATAGCAGCATCCTTCAAGTGGATCTGTTCTGCATCCTCTTCTTTGAATTCATCAGCGATTAATACATCACCATTCACGAGTCTAAATGTTCTAACTTTCATGTGTTCTCCTGTTGTATAAGCCACTCAACCCAATTGGTTGCGTTAACGTAGTTGTCAAAATGACGAATAATCATCGCCCCATCATAAATGTGCAAAGCACAAATCATAACATACTTATCGGAATAAGTTGATACCTTCAACAGCCAGTTTGTTCTTCTGACAGTTTGGAAACTAACTAAACGATGGTAGAGTTTTGAATTCATCATACATCTATTTAGTATGATGAGAGAGGGGAGTTGCCTCCCCTCAGACTTTATTTGTTGGTAGGGACGTTACCGTTTACCCAATCCCAATCATCATCAGTCATTGGAATCCAATTTAACAACTGCATTTTCTACTCTCCAACATAAGTTGTTTAGCCTCATCGTATTTGTGTTCTCTTGAGAGGATTGAAGCAGCACGAGCATACCCCAAACTCTCTAAAGCACACCATACTTTACAGAAGAGTTTCTTCATTCTTTATCCCCTTCGGTAAGAAGTTGTTTCTTAGACTTCTTAGCGACTGGTTCATCAGAGATCTCGATCTTCTTTGGCTTCTTATGCTCAGGGATGATACGCTCAAGAGCAATCTTCAGCATACCGTTGATCATCTCAGCACCTTGAATCTCAACTTGATCGTTAAGAGCAAATGTGCGAGTGAAGTTACGAGCAGCGATACCTTTGAAAAGGTAATCGTTTGAATTGTCTTCAGTAGTAGTTCCCTTGACGAATAGTTTGTCATCCTTGAACTCGATTTCAATTTCGGATTTATTGAAACCTGCCACAGCGATCTCGATAACATAGGTCGTGTCGCTTGTCTTACGAATATTGTAAGGTGGATAGTTAGGAATGTTCTTGGTCAGATCGTCATGAATCTTAGCAAGACGATTGAACTGATCGTCGAACCCTACGAAGAATTTGTCCATGTCTTTGAACATATCTTGTGTGTGCAGAATTGGATTGAGTTTGAATTGATTTAATGTCATGGTAGCCTCCTTTTACTTAGTTGCGAATGCTTTCTTTGCGTCAAAATTGTATGCAGATAAACCAACAGTCGTGAAGAACGTGTTAGCTTCCTGCGCTACTTTCTTGGCGAAAGAAGTTTGAGCATCGATGTAAGTATTAAGAGGTTTTGCGATCTCTTCGTTAGGAGCGAACGTCTTAACGAATTGAGTCTTTGCGCCTTGGATGGCGTCGATGGATGTGTTGATTAGTGACAACATTTGCCTTCTCCTTATTTAAGCGAGTAGAAAAACTCCCAAGCGAACCCAATAGGCGAACGAAGGGAGCCATGTTAAAATCCTGCTTACTGTCTACAGGGACACCATACGTTGTGTCAGCTTTAATACGTTCCCAAGGTAGTGGGACAATACTATTTATATAAGTTATACGGAAAAAGTCATAACTTACACAAAAAATTTAGCGATTCATTACGTACATTGTAACTTCAAAGCCAAAGCGCATATCAATTGCTTCTGGTTTAGTCCACATAACTTTCTCCTTAATTAAGAACTACCTCATGGTAGTACTACTACTTAGTAAAGAGATGTTAAAAATTGACTAAGTGAAATAATGATTATGCCCTAATTATTTCTTCTTACCGATTGTGTACTTTGGAACAAGTTCCCAATCGTTCTTTTCTTTATGCGAAACAACTTTGATCTGTGAAAGAGATGCCTTAGGATTAGCCTTATCGACATGATTGATTTTCAACAGACCCCAATCCGACAATAAGTTTGCAATAGTATTTCTGCGCTCAATATCATTGGAAGTGATGTTGCTTTCTTTACCATCTAAAGCAAACAGTTCCTTGAAGTGCACAATGAAGTACCTGCCTTGCTTATGTAAAATATGGCAAGATTGGTAAAGTCTTTTATCTTTTCTGGATGCGATTCCAATACGAGTAAGAGTTTCACGAACCTTAAGAAAATTATCTGGTTCAGGTAGCGTCACTTCCAACATCGATTCTGGTGTCCAGTCGTAATATAACATTTCGACAGTCATTATTTTCCACCTTTGTATAGTTTTTGTTCAATTTCCATTAACTGGTTGTCCGTCAAAAGTGTCAGAGCAACCTTCGCCTTTTCATCAGAATAACCAAAGTATTCCTTAACCAGAGAAAAGTTCTTACTCTCAGCTTCTTTCTTGTTCCACTTAGAGAATCGCTTTTTCTTGGTAATACTATTTAGCAAAAATGAAAATTGCCAATCTTTAGGTGCATGGTGGAGTCGGTTCATCTCGTTGGCATAGAGAACCGTATCGGAAAAGTAGGACAATCCCCTATTGACTATGAATGCGTTATAGTCTTTCTTAGCTAAGGGATCGTCTTTGAACAGATCTTTCTTGTTGTCACAAATTGCATTAATAAAATCAAATGGGCTCATGATCTAGACTCTAATATATTTTTGCTCGACTCATCACAGGTTACGGTTTGGTTAGGGAACATCTTAGAAAGAGACTCAACAACTTCAGCTTTAGTCTTACCTTGTGTCAGAAACTTACTGTCACCTTCACGGTATACTAGCATTTGGTCGTTGTGCTCTTCTATGAATACTAGCACACGACTATTGTCTTCGTCTTCCTCTACATCTTGCATGAACTGCTCGATCTTTCGCATTGCAGTTCGTTCCCTAGCCTTCCATCCCAAATACCAACATGCTACGGCTATGAGGATGTAATCCATACTTAATCCTTATTTGAACTTGCATTGCACCATAACTTCGGTCAATGCAGCCATAATATTTAGTTCAGCATCCGCTACGAATGCAGCCTTATATTGATAGTCAGCTAAAATAAGGACAAGTTGGGGGATGGTGTTCTGGTCGATATTGTCAACTGCTCGGTCGTATAAAGTTCTGAATAACTGAGTCGATCCTTGGTCGGCATTCTTGCTAACCCATTTACGAACATCAGAGTATTTCTTAGCAGCAAGGTATCCGATAAGTTCTTTGAAAGACTCATCGCTAAGGTTTACGAGAATACCAGAATCAATCTTACCTGATACTGAGTAACGCTGAAGTTCGTTTAAGATACGGCGATAGTCAGGGAAGTATGTAGTAACTAACTCAGCTACTACCTTCTGGTCAAACTCGACTTGTTCTGCGGTGAGAATGTCAACCACACGACGATAGAATCCTGCAGCAACCTTTGGCTTCTCATCATTTGCAATCTTGAAGTCGATAACTGAGCAACGAGAATGAAGTGGCTCAATGATTCGATTCTTAAAGTTACAAGTGAAGATGAATCGGCAGTTGTTGGAAAACTCCTCAATGAATGAACGCAACGCAGGTTGAACCGAATCAGCGTTCATGTAGTCAGCCTCATCGATAATCACTACCTTCTTTGCACCTGTCAGAGATACTGACGAGGCAAAAGACTTGATTGTGGTTCGCAGGACATCAATTGATCGACCCTCATCGGATCCGTTGACCAAGATATACTCCGCCCCAACTTCATTACATAGTGCTTTAGCTGCTGTAGTTTTACCAGTACCTGCAGTTCCTGAGAAAAGAAAGTTAGGAAGTTCACCACTAGCGATGAACTCCTTGAATGTTTTCTTTAGATTCTCAGGAAGGATACAATCATCGATCTTCTGAGGTCTGTATTTTTCTACCCACAAATAGTGTTCCATCATATAACTCCATAATAAAGAATTTCAAATTTAGAAAGTGCTGTCTGCTTCAACTGCTACGAAGTAGACCAAGTCAGATGTAGAACCTTTGAACTGGCTAATACGTTTAGACGAAATAGAAACCTCATAGTCTCCTGGTACCATCTTAAGGTTTTCTACTTTAAGGTTGGCTTTGAATGTTGAAGTTGTCGTGCCAAGATCTACTTCAAATGCGTTTGAAGTTGCGTTCTTCTTATCAGCAACAACTGCCTTCAGGGTAGTGCCATCACCGATAATCGCTACGTCACCAGCACGAAGAACCGAAGCAGTTCTATGAATCATGCTGAAGTTTGCAGTGGTCAAAGTGAACTTGACATCTTCAGAAGGTAAAGCAACTGACTTTGCTGGGGGCAAGGTAAGATTGCTAGGGTCTGCTGCGTAATAACGAATAGAGTTCTTACCTTCTTTCAAGGTAACATACTTATCGTTGAATGTAAGTTCTGGGTCTTCAAACAAAGACATAGCACTTAGGAATTCGCCAAGATCATAGATACCAAACTCGGTATCAAATGTCTCAGCTACGGTTGCGCTGGCGAATACGTTCTTCTGATTCGAGATTGTAGCCAGTTTGTTTCCCTGCTTTAACAGCAGGTGGTTGTTAATCGTTGAGAAGTTCTTCAACAGATTAACAGTATCTTTACTTAGTTTCATAGGGTTTCTCCTTCAAGTGGTCACATATAATATGTATAATCATTATACGCCGAAATGGCGCATAAGTCAAATTATTTTTCTTTGGAATACTTAACATCGTGTTCGTAGAGGAACATTAAGCAGCACATTGCATGCGCTAGATGATGCATACCAGATTCTGGGTCAATAACTTCACCTTCTTTGTATGCCCAAAGATGTCTTTGCATGGCATCAAAGTATCTTCGTTTGGAATCTGGAACATGTTTCCAATTATCTGGCTCATACTTTTCCGCACCAAAGGTCAACACATCTACGGTTGCACGCAATGCG